TTCCAAGAACGCCAGCTAACACAGCGCCGACTCCCACTATTGCAGTCAGGGCTACCACAATCTGGGTCCATCCAATAGTTGACAGAGCGGCTGAGAGCATCAGTGTAGCCGCAGTTGCAACTCCTTCTGCGGAAGCCAATCCGAGGAAGGTGGTTGCCATTCCAGCCACAGATGAAATTACAGGCACTCCTGTAAGTGCGACGCTAGCCAGAGATGCTCGGAGAGACTTTGTGTTGAGGTCAGCGATTGAAGTAGTGGTTATGAATGTCCACATGGAGCCTAGAGCCGACCATATTGAGCCAGTCAATGTACCGTATGCTCCTGCAAGAGTAGTGACCGCTGTAGAGTTCGCAACTGTTGTCCAGATTGAATTAAGCTGGGCAGTGACGAACTTCCAGACGGACATTACGGCACCCATTATCGTCTTCCGAGCTTGTCCGAAGGCGCTCATTCCCATCGAGCCAAAGTCCATCATAGTGGTTTTAGCCGTGTCTAATGCAGTCACGACTGAGGACTTGATGACCCCACCGAGTCGCATGAATCCGCTTTCTATTCCCTCGAAAGCTCGCTGGGCAACATCGTCCAAATTGGTCATGAGAGCACCAATTCGGCTAGTATTGGCAGAGTTCTCGAAGAGTTCAGTAATCGGACTTGTCAGGCTCGCCAAAGAGACACTATTCCAGCCTTGAGCGACCTTTTTCTTCATTTTGGAACCCACACTTGTGAATTGACCTGTGTCGAGGTCACGAATGCCGTGACTTTCGAACGAAAGGTCAAGGGCACTTCCGAGTGTGGAGTTCATGGCGGGCCTAATCGCCCGGCTAAACGCGTCGCTGAACGTGCCGAGGCGCTCAGTCGCGCCGTCTACAGCAGTGCCGATTACATTGCTGAATGCGTCGTCAATCTTCTCTGCTCGCTCCAGTGCGGAGAACTCATCTTGCCATTCGATAAACTCACCCATCTTTGACGAAGCTTGGCCAAGTGAGGCCACCGCCATTTTGCCAAAGTTCAGGAAGTTCCCTCCGAGGCCTCTCACACTGACTCCGAGTTGTTTTATATTTGCTCCAAGGGTTTTGGCACGATTTCCAAGAGCACTAAACCCTTCACGGAGACGAATAACACCGTTACTAACGGTACTTTTTACACTCTCTCGTAGCCGCTTGAGACGCATCTGTGCGGCCTCAAGTCCGTCTATCCTACCGACTTCCGGAGAGTCTCGACCAATCCGTGGTCCGCCAAGGGCAACGTCGCGTTTTATTGCATCTCTGGGGTCCACTGAGTTGATGGTGGGTGTAAACGGAGGAATTGACGTGAACGCAGAGTGAACTGCTTTTGGCATCTGACGAATCTGCGTAATAGCCATGCCAACTCCGCTTCTTACGGAGCTAACCAGCGCATTCTTGAAGCTCGAAACTCTCTTGTCTATTTTAAGAGAAGCTCGAAGGCGGTCAGTGAACTTTGTTAGATTACGTTCGGAATTATCCAAAGCATCTTCAAGACCGCTGAAGCGGTCCATGTCAGTAAGCTCAGATTTGAGCTTCTCGTGTACGTTATCCGCAAGGATTGGAAGGACCCCCATCTTGTCGGCCAGCGTTGCAACCCCAATTGCAATGTTGGAGAATCCAAACTTGGTAAACAATGTGTACATGTTACCAAGAATACCACTTGCCGCCGCCATCGACTCATAGAGTCGAGAGAAGTTCGTGGCGAGTGTCGCACCGAGGCCGATGACTTTATCCATCCCTTTTCCGAGGGCGATGAAGCCCGCCGCAAGTGCGATGAGTTCAGACGGGAAGGAGTTAAGTAGTTCAACAACACCCGTCATCATGTTCAGAATGCCACCAATAACAGGCAGTATTCCCGAGAGCGCAGAGACTCCAATCTTACCGAACTCCGAGAACATGTCGATAAGAGTTTGAACGAACGGTCCAAGAGCCTGTATCATCCGCTGTCCTTCTTCTCGGAAATACGCAAGGGCACCCGGAAGAGCATTCATGAACCAGTCAAAGATAGCAATCAGTTCTGGGCCAAGCTCGTTGAACATCATTCCTATCTGCTCAACCACATCAGGGAAGCTGTCCCAGAACGATTGGCTCATCGACTCACCGAGCGACTGAATTACGTCCTGCCACTCCGCAATAGACTTAGCGACGTAATTAACGACTGTCGCAAGCCCGGTCACGAAGTTTTTGAACATCTCCAGTGACTGCTGGTTCTGGAGCGGCTCAAAAGCCTGTTTGAAAAGTTTCGCAACATTTGACATGACCTCTTGCATTGCCTCCATCGTGGATTTAATATCCTCCGATGTTGAGGCAATATCCTCAGCCATGACAAGAGCCCCACCAGCGAAGATGGAACCAAACGCTATACCTGCGGCTATTGCCGCGGAAGCGAGAGCCATGAGTGCACTGGTAAGTGCAACTGTGATAGGTATAAGTTGAGCGAGGTTAGCGAAAAGATTCTCAAGTGCGAAATTGAACGGACCAAGGTTGAACGATGTGGCCAATGCTCCTGCGCTCAGTCCTTGGAGTGCACCAGTGAGGTCTCGAACCTCATCCTCAGTATCGTCAACAGTTTCCTTGAAACCTCTAAGAATTTTGTCAAGGGCCGCTGTGCTTGGCATCACACCAGCTTCAGCGACTGCCACACCGTTGAGGGCCATCGAAAGCTCTTCAGCCTGCTCTTCGGTGAGGTCAAATGTTACTGCAAGGTTAGCCACCAATTCTGTCGCACTGGCCGCACCCCCAGCTAATGACATTATAGCCCGGGTCTCTTTATCGATTGAACCAGCAGTAGCCCGAGCGGCCGCTAACAACTGCTCATTCTCGACAGTAACAGCACTCTTCGCGTGTTCAGCCGCTTTCATCGCGGCTGAGAGTCCTTCCATCGCGTCTGACTCTTCCTCGACCGCACGAGTCGTCGCATCAGCCGCGGCTTTAGCTGTAGTAGCGGCTGAGGAGAAATCGTCCATCGCATCAGCCGTGACCTCGCCAGCCGTGGCAACCTTTTCCATCCCGCTCTCAACGTCTTCGAGAGCTTCAGTAAGGTTCTCCTGCGCTGTGAGGATGGCCTTGAGTGTCTTGGTCTGTTCTGCCATTTACAAATTAGAGGTTGGGGTGTCCTTGCGCCATCTGCTGGCGTTGTTGTTCCCGCTCAACCTGCTCTTGTTTCATCCGCTCGGTTTCTTGTTGACCGTGGAAAAGCAGTTTCCGTTGAGCGTCTGTCAATTCGTCAAGAAAAGCTCGCCGTTTCTTTGTCGGGTGCCGGCAGTCCTCATCGGGAGGTCCCGGTGTCCTGTAACAGTCACACCGGTACTCCGTTACACTGAAGCCGTGGCCGGCCTCGATTGAGTGAAGGACCTCCTGACCTAGCTCTGTTCTCGAAAATCCCGGACAGTACCACTCTCTTCAAGCGAATACGTCAGGATTTCAGAACCGAGTTCGAAGACGACACCGAACGCGAACTCATCGATAATAAGCTCCATCTGGGTCTCAGAGAGCCCTTCGTGCTTTAGAGACTCAACACACAGCTTGTCGAACGCCCAGTACATTTCTTCGGTAACTTGAGCGCCACCGTTCTGGGAAGCAATCTCCTCAGCCTCCTCCGGAGACATGTCCTCGTCTGCGTCTTCGACAGCCTCAAACACACTGTCAGGCATCGCTTCGATAGCCCGTGTTAGTGTGCCTTTGCTGACGGGGTGCATCTGTACATTCTCAAGCTCAGAATTATCCTGAGCAGAGAGCGTGATGACACGGAAGCCGTCAGTACCTTCAATAACTCTATCGTGAAACTCTTGGGGGTCTACTGATTCAGACATATTTCTCACACCCGTTGAAACTTGTATACTTTGCGGAGCAACGTCTCCGCTCATGCCTTTGATGAGACAAAAACGGGCCGAGGAATAAGAAAAATCCTCAGCCCGTGATTATGTGTCTACTCTACTTCGTGTTGATAGTGACTTCTTCAGCCACCCAGTCGTAGGAGACGGATGTTCGGTCATCTCCGGGAACGTCCTTCCCAAAGGAAGTCACGATGACGTTCCGGAAAATAACGTTTCGCTCTTGTTCCTTGACAGTTAGCTGGGTGCACACCTTCGGCATCCCATTACTGTCACGGACTAGACTCCGAAGCTCATCGTTAGAGCCGTCGTGCTCGAAGGAGCCAGAGTAACTTACGCCCGTAATCGCAATACTCTGAGTGAAACCGCCCATGTACTGCGAATCCGATGTTTCTGCGTCGAGAGAGTACGATACGTTCGTGACGGGAACGTCACCATTGTAGCCGGTGATGGTGAGAGCACCATCAGAGCCAGTCTCTTTCTTGTCTATCATAAAAGTTCACCTAAGTTTACGTGTTGATGGTGATGGTCTCGTCAATCCGCTTGACAATCCCCTGTGGAGTGATTCCAATATCGATATTAATCTGGTCGCTGTTGTTCGTGTCCTCAACAACCTCGACATACCATCGAGTCTCCTCTCCAGTATTGGGCTTGAGAAGACGGTTATTGACCATCTGGGAAAGCTCAGAGTAGATGACGTTCTGAGCGTCTCCGCGGGAGTTCTCGTCGTTAATCCGACCAACAGTGTCATCACCCACCATCTTGGTGATGAGAATCACTCGGTCAACGATGCGCCGCCTCCAGAAGTCACGGGTCCAATCAGTCTGGGTGGAAGTCGAGATATTTGCCTTGACCCGGATGGAGCCAGCGTCACGGACTGGGATTACCTTCTCTTCACGAAGGTCGTCAGATTCGGCTCCGGTGAGCTTCTGTTCGAGGTTACTCAGCCCCGATACAGCGTCGTTGTAAATCGGGTCTGTAATCGGGTGACCGGCCATCATACCACTGACCGCACCGACGATGGTTTCGGTTTCACCCTTCTGCCGGGCAGGAGCCAGCAGGTATACAGAGTCGTCGTCTACGTTATCGCTGTAGTTTCCTGCATCAAACCCAGCGTTATCGTCACCAGTTGTCTTGTTCGGACGAGCACCAGCGACAGCCTGTACCATCTGATAGTTAGACCGGAGCGAAGATACCTTCGCGGAGAGGGTGCTGTGAACGTCCGGGGATTCGGACAGAACACCATACACACCAGTGTCTCCTTCATCGAGCACAGTGTCAGCCGAGTCGAGGGCGGACTGGTAGTCGAGACTCTCGTAAGAGAACTCGTAGTCACCAGACGCGTCCGCAACCCACTCGCCAGTGAGCGGGTTCACGTACACCGTGTCGGAATTTTCAGGTGGGCTACTGGTGAAGTCGCTCGACGTTTTGTCTGTGTTCGTCTCGTACCGGAACTCGACGGTAATGTCCGTGTCGTAGCTCTCGTCACCAGACGTATCCTTACCGACAGTGATGGCCGAAGCGTCCTCCTTAATGGGAGCATCGAGCTTCGACGCTCCAGTGTGGTCAGAAGCCGAACTGAAAGTATCTGTAGTCTGGGACGGGGAGTTGAGCATCACCGCATAGAGATACCCACGATTCGCCCCATTAGAGAGAGCTTGCTTGACCGCTTCAGCAAGTTCAGAGCCGCTTCCAAACTTAGTATCTGCGTCGCTGAGAGATGCAATCTGTGTCGGTGTGTTGGCAGTCGCAGTAGCGTTGCCATTGTCACCTTCACCAAAGATTACAAGTTTCTCAGCGGCACCGACTGTAACACCAGTCAGACCGCCACCCTTAGTCGTAATCTTGACTCCGGGGAAGTCTCCGTAAGTTGCCATGTTTCTAAATCACCTTGTGTAAAATTTCTTGTTTATCCGTTACCCAGCAAATCTCCGCCACTCAATCAGCTTTGAAGTGAATCTTCGCCATCAGAGCTTGAGAGTTCAGAGGGGTAGTTGACCGAAGACACATAGTCTTCAGTCGTGTCGAACCTGTGGTACGCCCACAGAGTGAAGTCTTGTCTCCAGCGCCGAAGCACTGGAGAAGTGGTCAAGTCGTTAGCGGTAGTTCCGTCACCAACACGGAATCGCCAGACTTCATCAGCCAACGACTTTGAAGGACCACTTGAAGAGTATTCGTAGAGTGCTTTGTAGAGATTATTTCCCAGCGTCCGTTCATCATAATCGGACTGCTCGGCCACCCAAATATCAATCTGGAGGTCAAGTCTATATTCGGAATTAAACACACGGCCGACTCTATTCCCATCGTCGTCGGTCACGAATCCAACACGGTCAGTGTTGAAGTTCGATATTTGTGCTTCCGTGAGGGGTTGGATGATGGTCGCCGGAAGCCCGGTGTTATCATTATCGCTGGGCTCATGCTCTACATAGTCCATCTTATCCGGCATCAGACCGGAGTTCTCGACCGCGAGACGAACTTGGCGAATCGCCTCGTCGGGACTAAGTCCATCTCCCTGCATTAGTTCATCTTGGCGCTGAAGAGAAGCGAAGTGTGTTTGTCAATCGACCGAGCAAGGCGCTCTTCTTGTTCGTGCTTAGCTACCGCAGTTCGAAAGAACGGCTTAGCATCCGAACCGGGGTGCTTTACCATGTCGACAGTGACTTTCTGACCACCAGCGTTGAACTGTAGTGCGGGAGCATCAGCCACTTCTTCTGGTAGTTCACCTTCTGACTCTTCCATCATCTCACGGCGCTCCAGAACTTCTTGCTCAGTCGTTCCTTTGGGTGTGATTGTGTGGGGATTTGTGCCGAACTCTACGTATTTAGCATAGTCCGCCGTCGGACCGATTTCCCACTCAGCCTTTCCTGATTTCATCGACTCAATCTGGTCTGACTCAATCGATTTGAGTAGATTTCCTGAGTCAACTGCGTCGAGGTTGTGAAGCTCGATTTTCATCTGCCCCTGAATGTCGTATGCCGACTCTTCAACGGCATTGTCAATCGATTCAGGAAGGCCCTCACGAACTTCTCGAATATCCTCCGCAAATTCGAGACAGAGTTCTGAAAACTCCTCAAACCCTTCGATTTCGAAGGTCATACCTCGTCTTTCCGAGCGAAGTCTTCGTCCCAGTCAACCTCGATATTATCTTCGAGACGCTCCCATTCGTTCCGGTTCTCTGACTTGCTCGTAGAGTAGACGTAAGGACCTGTGTTGGATGACTCCTTGAAAGCCCGAATCTTACTCACAAGCTCGTCGTAATGACGCTTGAACGCTTGGTGAGCGTATTCAGTCTTGTTTGAACCGTCATCCCGTATGTCAGCGATTGTTACGTCGTTGGGGTCCTCAGCGCCTTTTGCAAGCTCTGCTGTTGCCCGTTGCTTGATAGCGGCTTCATGCACCGAAGAAACTGTTTGAAACGTTTCCCCATCATTGAGTTCCAGTTCGATGAGACTCTCAGCTAATTGAATAGCATCCAACTTTTCCGTCTGACTGTAGTCATCGGGAATCTGGACGGGGACGTTTTCTTCAGTAATGTACTTCGGTGTGTATGCCATATTAGTTGACTAAAGTAGCTTTAGAGTGCTGGGCAACGAATAAACAGATTAGTTAGCGGGCTTACCCGTCAATCTTGACCGCGGCCTTCGGGAAGAGGGCCTTCCAGCTACGCCGGGTGTAGGCCTGTACGACCTCGGCCATCCGCTCGGGGTCTTCGTAACTATTGGTCCCCATCGGGGTACGGCTCAGTTCGTAGCCGAAGCGGTCGGTGTCGATGAGGTAAGCACCGTGACCCGTACCATCGATTTCGTTTCCGCTATTGTCAGTACCGATGGACTGAGTGTTGTCGATAAGGACGTTCAGACCGGCAATCTCGCCAATCTCACCCGTAGCGACCACTTGGTCACCGGAGGCAGTCGCACGGTTGAAGTTACTGTCCGTGAGGAGGTCACCATACGCCTGAAGGTCGAGAATCATCGTGTCGGGACTGTAATCGTTCTCACGAACAGCGATAATACCGTCACGAATGTCAGCGAAACTGAACGAGTCGTTGTTGTCCCCGACAGTCCGACTGATGTTGTTTTCGAGTTCCTGATACGCCTCGTAGTTGAGCACCTCGTCCATCGCACGGCCAAGGTCCTCAACCTCACGAGCCTTCATATCGAGGAGGCCGTCCTCCTGCGATTCCATCGTGAGAGCAATCTCACCAGCGAACTTATCGAAGTTCACCGTTACCGTGTCAACGGTGTTCTGGTGCCGAGGGATTTCAGCGCCCTCCGGAACCATGCGAACACGCCCCATGTTGTCCTCAGCGATATTGAACTGATACGCGTTAGACTGGATGCTGGTCGCATTAATCTGGTCGAAGACCTCTCGGTAAACGAGGTCAGCCTCTACAAGTTCTTCAACAGTGTCACGGACGAAATCCTCCGTGATAACGTCCTGAGCTTTGAGTGCCATTAGTAAATCTCCTAAAAGTTAGTCTATCTTACTTCGAAAGTTCGACAACATCGTTGCCGTCCGCATCAGTTCCAGTGGCAACGACGATGAAGTCGCTTCCACCAGCGCCCGAAGCAACACCAGCCGTGCCATCCGCGTTAGTATCGGGAATTGCAACCACTTCACCGATACTTCGACTACCATCAGACTTGGCGATAACGCCACCGTTCGTCTTGACAGTCGCCTGTTCACCACTTTCGGCGTCGATATACGCGACACCGAAAATAGCCGAGTGGCCGTCTGCGGCGTTAGCCTTCACAACGCCACTCGAAGTCACTGCAACAAGGTCACCGGCCTCAAGGGCCTCACCTGCCGTGTCGTAGTATTAATCGCCGTAGCGACGAGTCTCGTCACCAGCGTTCTGACCGTTAAAGCTTCCTTCTACCATATTAGTTCACCTTTAAATTAGTTAAGAATCCGCTCACGAAGCTCAGCCTGCTTCGCTTCAACATCTTCGTCTTCCTCGGAGAGTTCTTCGCCATCCGCGGCTTCCTCAAGCTCCTCTTCCTCGGGGTCGTCGCCCTTAGGGGCGGGGCTGAGTTCCTCGGTCACATCGTCGGCCTCGGCAAACTCTTCGAGCTGTTCCTTCATCTCGGAAATGCCGAACTTGTCCTCGACGGTATCAGCGTCGAGTGCAATGTGGTCGGCAAGAGCTTCTGCGTAGACCGAGCGAACCTCGTCAACGGTCTCCTGAAGCTCCTCGAACTCGGTCTCCTCCACGACCATCGGGTCGTCATGGTCCGCGAGTTCCTCCACGTCCGAACGATTAACCTCATCAAGGACACGAGTACGGTCCTTTAGTTCTTCGAGGTCGGCCGAGAAGTCTTCCTTGAGTTCTTCGAGTTCCGAGGGCTCGTCCTCGGTCGTCTCCTGTGCTTCCTTAAGTTCCTCGAACTGCGCTTCGAGTTCATCGACCTTCGAGGCCTTCTCACGAAGCTCATCGAGGTCCTCGCCCTCAACGACTCGGGCGTCGTCGTATTCACTGAGTTCGTCTTCTACATCAGTCATAGTTTGTTTCTCAAAAGTAACGTTAGTGAGAGTTGCTTCAGGCCCCTCACCCGCGCCTGCCCCACGACTCTGCTCAGAAATATCTGCGTCATCGTCCGGGGAGGTTTGTTCATCTGATTCGGTGCTAGGACCGTCCGTGTCTTCGTCAAGTTCGTCAGAATCGCCCTCGTCGGCCTCGCTGGCCTCTTCCCGTGGGGTATCAGTCCCTTCAGGGTATCGCTCGGGCATTTCCTCGTACTTGGTATCGTCAGCTTCCTTTTCAGCACCCTCGGGCCGCTCTGCGGCTTCTTCAGAGTCTGCTGGAAGAAGGTCACCGTAACCAGCAGTCACAGTAAACCCAGAGGACTTCATCTCGCCGTCCTCTTCCTCCATAATTTCGACCATGACGATTTTCTTCGATTCGTCAATATGGACAATCTTCCCCATCATCTGAGGGTTGACTTGCCAATTGACCATCTGACCCTCGGACCAATCCGGGGCATCGACAGCGTTCTCCTCGAAGTCTTCAAACATCATGGCCGCACACTCAGCCGCTGTAAATTGAGTAGATGGCCCAGACTCGACAGTCACACCGTCTCCAGCTTCAACTGTGTCTGTCTGGTCCATCTCTCCCATTGTTACAGTATTAGAGGGAGCGGCTCCAGTAGGAACGATGGAGAGGTTATCAAATTTCATCCGCTTGATGAGCTTTGCACCGGTCTCATCGTCCTCTTCCATCTGTTCAACATCCGGGTGGAAGCCCCGAATCGAAACTTCAAGACGGCCGTTCTCTATCTTCTCGGCAAGCTCTTCATCGTCAAGCTCTGCCTCGTAAAGAACACCGACTCCATCTTGATATTCGACTCGGGTGACCTCTCCGACAACGCCATAGGCGCTGTTTTCGTGGTCAACGACCAGCGGACGGCCCTCTAGTGAGTCTGTAGCGGGTTTGAGAGCTTCACGGGTCCACTTTTTCTTAATACCGCTCTGCCCGAGTGTAACGTCTCCCTCACCGATAGCGATACCGCTAACAGTGTAAGGTTCATTTTCCTCGGACGAAAGGTGAGCGCCGTGACGCGCAAGTTCAACCGCCTCTTTCGACTCTTCAGACATAAATAAGTGTAAGTGGAACGGGCGTCCGTTTCCGGTCACTTAACGTGGTAAGCAGAGGGGATACTTAAAGGGTTTATAAACTTATCCCTACTCCCCGTTCATGTACACTGCTTTGACCGACCCGTTCCCGCTCGGAGCGGTGCTAGCTGTAACAACGACACGGTAGTAGTCAACCGGTGCATTGAACGACTCACCCAGAAGCGAAACTCCGCCACCTGCTGACACAGTGATGCCGGATTACACCTCAACCGACTCAGAAAAGTCACCATCCTCATAGTTCGTGACTTCGAGTGTCGCCGTCACGTCTTGGTCGAGTGTGTTGACTAACTTCACGATGGTCTCATCATGCTTTTCAACGGAAAAACCATCACCACCGGTCGAATCATCACCATCCACGTCCGGGAGGTCGTGGTTGTCAGTATCGCTGAAAGTTACCTCGAATACCTGTTCGCTGTTCTCGCCTGCTCGTTCGCGTTCGTTGTAAAGTACCATATTTTGTTACCTCGTAAAACCGTTAATTCAACTAATATCGTTTTTTCTAAGCAATTCTGCTATTCAATACCTCGGGATATTCAATATCCTTCATCGGTGGCCTAATTTCAACCCCCTCCCACATACTGTGATGACTGTGGCAAAGAGGGACCAAATTGTCTACTCTATTACCCCTCTCATAATCATACTCTCCATTTTCAACAAATTCATCTCTAGGAATAATATGATGGAGATGTAAATCCATATCTCGTCTTTGAAGATGCTCTTCCCTTTTCTCTCCACAATACCAACACTCTTTATTAAACTTCTCAAGTACTACTTCACGTCGCTGTGCCCAATTGGGACCATATAGAAGAGTTCGTCCACCCTTATACATCGGATTTTTCTCACCCTTCTTCTGGTTTGACATATATACTGAAAAGCATTCCAGAGAGCACACCGAATCGTCACCTTTGAACTGATATGGTTTGCGTTCTATAGTATTCTTACACACTTCACACTCCTTCGTAACAGCATCTGTTTCCCACGCATCAAGTTTGCATTCCTTAGAACAGAAACTACTTACATCTACTTCAGACGGCTTAACAGTATACTTATCACAACAATTATCACAGGAAACATCTACATTTCCACCGTTCCACGAAGGATGCTCTTTACCTACCCAATTAGAGCCTTTCCATTCTGACTCACAATTTTTATCACAAAAGTGGTTTATAAGTTCATATTCCCCCATTTCAAACGCACGAGATGGAGGTATGTAAATTTCATTTCCACACCACGAACATTCTGTATCAATTCCACCACCTCTCTCAAAATTATTTTTGCATTTCACTGAGCAAAAGTGATTTAAATTGTTCCTGTCACTACGTTCAATGTCCTTAGTTCGTTTTTCAAATTCTTCCCCACATTCAGAACATTCCAAAGTTCGAAATATCTCATCTTTGTGAGTAGCCTTATGAACCCCAAGACCACGTTTCGAATCAGTCTGATAGCTACATCCAGATTCATCACATCTGTATTTGTTTGGCATACTATTTAATTAATTTCCAGTAGCTTAAGTTTTGCGCCGCCCTAAAAGATTCGATAACTTGTCTTAGAATCGTCCACGCCAGTAGGTTGTCATCAAAACTTCATCTTTGAGCGCACTGCAAAACCTTTTAGGCGACCGAATTTCTCCAACCATATCTGCTCGACAGGAAGTCCATGAACCACCGAGGCTCGCCCAAGCCTTCAATACGGACTTTCGAGTCCATCCATCAGGTAAGCTTGAAAATCCGATATGAGGGTCTTTTACTCCCGGTATGTTGATTAACTCCTCATACTCCATCTGAGACACCTCACGGCCCGAGAGAGCGGCTTGATGATGGTCGAAGATATATTCCTTTTTCGCTTGCTCAAACTCTTCTATAGAGTCTTGAGAGCCTTCTATGTACTTGTATACACCAGCCTCTTCGCCCTGTCTCGCCAACTTCTTTGGGTCAACATCATCATCAGTTTCTATTTTTCCCGAAGATAGTTTCCCACCATCTACAACAACCATTCCACCGCTGACTAGTCCGACGACATACGCCGGTTCATCTGATGTTGGTTCGACTTTTTCCGTCTCAGCCTCACCTTCCTCATCCTTTCCAATCGGAAAGTCAAACGTTTCGGTCATCACTGACGTAATAACGCCAACTGAATCGTACCCTTCGACAGAGACCTCTTGACCTTCTTTAAACTCTGCTAACACAGCGGGGGTTCGATTCTCGAACGTGAGGTGGTCTCCCAGTTCTGTCAGTGTCTCGCTATCCAGTTCGTCAAGGTCGATTTTCATTCGCCTTCCTCCATATCAATGCCGTACTTTTCAGCAAGCTCATCAGCAGTCGTAACATCATCTTCCTGTGCATCCTCAAGCTCCTCTGCTGGAAGTGGAATCATCCCACTCCGGCAGTTGAAGTGGAACGGTGGAACTGGAGGAAGTGGGTCAAACCCTTGGAACAGGAGCCTGTCTCCAACCTCGTCTGCCCACTGCTCGCCCAGCGGCTCTCCACCAAGTTCCGCAACAGCGCCGTCACGAGCCCCACACCCAGCAAGGTTCTCACACAGTCGAGTAGTGTTCTCGTTACAGGGGTTGACGATTCTGACCCCGGCAACGTCATCGGACCGCTCGAACTCAGTGAGCTTCGTGTTCTCGATAGCCGACTGAATCTGCATCCGGGCGATAAGCTGTGCTCGCTGAGCCAGCTTCTCATCACTGTAGGTGTTTTCGACACGATTGACGATGTTTTCGAGCGTGTCACCGGCCTCAGCGCCACGGCGGAACTGCTGTTCCATACGAGACGAAAGCTCTTCGAGCGCGTCCCGGGTTTCCCGTGAAGCAACACCACCATACCGGGCGGCGTTCTGTCGGTGGTCGTTCCCGAAGTTAGTGTCGAGGGTGACCTTCTGGTTGTCCTGAGACAGCGTATCCAGCGTTCGCTGAATCGTCTCCCGCATCAACACCTCTCCAGAATCGGAGAGGTCTCGGTCCCGAAGAACTGCATTGAGTCGTGTGTTTGCCAGCCCTTCAAACGCCTGAGTCGCCGCATTCGGCGCATCAGCATACTCACCTCGAATACGACCGAGTGTCGAGTCACGGAACTCAAGCATGGTTGATTCGATAATTCCAGCAAGGTCGTTCTCAATATCCGATGTGCCAACGACCCGCGGGTCGACCAACTCCTCGGCGTCACAATCTCCATCTCGGCCACAGGACACGCTCTCATCGAGTTCTTCGACTTGCACGTCCCACACGGAGTTCTCTTCTTCGTCGGAACTGGGTCCGTCCTGTGGACTCTCAGCGGGTGCTGAGTCAGCATCGTCTTCAGAGTCGGAACTCGGCGTTTCGCTCGGAACCTGCTTTGGTGAGCCGGGTTGGTTGTTCTTCACACCATTGTAGTTAATGTTGTTATCATTGGCGTTCTGTCGATGATACTCCTCACCGGGGATTCCAAGCTTGAACTTGACCTTCTCAGCGTCTTCTTTGTTGAGATTGAACATCTGCATGGCCTTCTCTTGGACGACACTGGAAAGTTCAGTCTCAAGCTCACGTCGAGCTTCCTTAATTTGTCGCTGAGTCATCCGCTCTTGCGTTTTCGACCCAGAGGCGTTGAGCTTCTGCTCGAAGGCACCAAGCGCGTACTTGGGCATCGGCATAGCGGACGTGATGTAATCAACGTCAAATTCAAGATAGTCGATAATATCCGCCACCTCGCCAGAGATAGTCTCTATGTCAACGTCACCACGGACACCCTGCTTTAGGCCGGGATGAAACTCATCCATTTCATGGGACCGCATGAACTGATTAATGTCGTCGCTGTCCCACGGCTGGTCTTCCGTTCCGAAGAGGAAGAGCCACAAAGGATACGCTTTTGAGGCGATTGCCTCGTTCTGGTCACGCATCTTATTTTTGAGGCCCTGTATTTCCGAGCTAACGGCTTCAAGGCGGCTCGTTCCCCATGCTTCGTTTACGTCGGAGTCTCGTGTAAGTTTGATAACGTCGTTCAGTGCGAAGTTGTTCACGTCATCAGAGTTAGGAGACTGACTCCCGTAACCTGAGCTTGTCGTATATTGCGTATACGCCGCAGTCAGCCCATCATCAGTCTTGGGTAGTTCCCCGCCAACATCTTCAAAATCCCCGGGCTTGTCGTCGGGAAGCAGGAGCAATGGTTGTCCGGGTCGGGTGTTCGGGCGAACAGTCTCTGCGTTAAGAAACGCCAGCCCATAGAGCTTTTCCTCGTCTTCAACGGCGTACACCTTCTCGATGAGACAGGTTCCACGAACCTCCCGCTGGACAATCGCCTTTTTGAGCATGTGACGAATATCCTTATCCGGTTCTTTTTCTATGATAGCACTCTTCTCAAGCCATTCTTCGAGTTTCTTTCTCTCTTCTGGCTTCAGCACACCGGAACCGTCATCTGCTTCCCCGGGGGCAGGGTCTGGAAGACCGGTCTCCGGATTCGGCTTGACACGCTCAGACTTCGGACTGTCTGACTCGACAACAACTCGATAGCCGGGCTCAACAACCTGTTGAGCGAACGAGTTGATAGGCTTCCGAACGAGTGGCGTTGTCTCATACTGTCGCCAGTAGCGCCGCATCCGGTCTTTCGGGGGCTCTTCCCGCTCGAAAGAGGTCCCACCAGTAAAGGGGGTATTGGCAAAGTCCCCGTCCTGTCGAACGTTAGGAGTTGATTCACGCTCTTTGTCCTCAGCAAGCGAGGCCTTTCCAACACTCCGTCCAATAAAGTTACGTAGATTAGCTTCTCTTTTAGCCATAGTATATTACTTGAAAGTTAGTTTTAGTGTACATTGGTTGAAAGTTCAATCTGCATCTGAATCACCTGTATCTCCTATTCGTCTCATTCCGTCTGGTCGAACGACCGCGACTGGTCCGCTGATTATCGTTCTGAGACCGCAGGTCGCCCATGTTAAACAGGCGCATCGACTCGCGGTCCGATGGGGTAAACGGCCGATTGTTTCGGGCCCAGTTGGAGAGCGCCAGTGCGTCACAGAAGTCGTCGTGGCCACCAGAGGGGTGCTCGATTTTCATCCGGCCCGTCTGGGTGTAGGAGTATTCGAGAGCGGTAAGCTGGGTGACCATCTTGTTCTCGGGTTCGTTAAGATTTTTCTCGTAGTGGAAGCGAATCTCCTTGGCCTGAAACGCGTCCTTGAGTGTGCTGTAGAGGTCCGCCTTTTTCGGACCGGTAAAGGTGAATCCCTCAACCTTTCGTCCTACGTCCTCTTCGAGCATGTCAACGACACCCTGACCGAGACCAGTCGCGTCAACCACGACCTTATCA